TAATTAGAACTTGTGGAGGTTTCGTTGATGACTCTATGTCATGGATAAACGTTGCATTTATTTATGAAGGACCTTTCAATACTACATGGCAAAATTCTTATGCAGAATCGATGTTTGAAAACGCGGGAAACAAAGCTCTGCCAGCTGTTAGAGAATTAAAATATGTTACTGGAAAAGATACCTTATATCAAGCCCTGGATGATATAGGTAGTAAATTCGATAAACCAAAAGCAAACACTCCAGAAGAAGAACAATCAATTGCGTCAGATCTCTTCCATAAATCTCTAGACCTGGCAAGCGCTATAACTGGTGGAGCAATACATGGAGCTGCTAATTTAGTTGAGGTATTAGGAAAAGCTTTTGGAACTGAGGGGGTTGGACAGGTAATAGGAAAGCTAATAACCGGATCTAATATAGATTTTCCAATGATATGGAATTCTAGTACATATGCTCCACAATATTCTATAACGGTGAAATTGGTAAATCCCCTTCCTATCGATGATATAGCATACGAGTTTCATATAATACAACCTCTAATAAAATTACTAGCATTTATGATACCAAGATCGGATTCAGCAAGTACATATACATATCCTCTAATTTGTAGAGTAGATTGTCCGGGATTGTTTAATATAGCGGCGGGTTATATAGAATCTATAGATTTATCGGCAGGAGGAGAAGAAAATGACATAAGCTTTTTTCATAGGCCAAATACTGTAAACCTTAGAATTACATTTGGAGATTTATATAGTTCAATGATTAATTTTAAAGAAAAGAAAGACGAATCTGATAATAAAGACAGGCCATCCCTAAAAAAATATATAGATAATATGAGAGGATTCTGGACATTCCCAGATCCATATGGAGGAGTTATCCCAATAGTAGAAGATAATTCAATAATTACTAAATCAACACTTATGGAAGACGATATCCAAACTGTAAATGGAGTATCTTCTTATAATAATATGTTCATTCCTAATAGAATATCTCCAGACAAAGCAGAAACATCTACAACACTAAGTAAAAATAACGGAGATATAAATACCCAAAATACAGATAATTCAGTACCAGTAGATCAAAATATTAATCCTTATAGAGATTGGAGTACTATAAACACGAATCCAAATGCTTACGATGGATATAATCCTTAAATACAAATCCTTTTTTGTATATAGTTTATAATATAATTAACGAAAAATAAAGTTGTTTGCAAACTATTAGCTGTTCTTATTTTATAATCGACATCAACTCCATTTAAAAATTCTTCAATACTAGTTCTAACAAAATATTTATTTATTTTAGAATTAGCCATAACTTTTCTTATAAGCAAATTCCTATCTCTTTCTATACATATTTTATTAAGTTCTATTATTCTATCAAGCAATACCAAAATAAATCTAAGAGTTTCTCTATTAGAAACATCCGATATCTTATCTACAATGTATATACCTAAATCTGGTTGTATTGAACTTTTTTTTATTGCATAAAACACAGATTCTTTATCTATTTGTCTATGTGTAGTTATAGAGATAGATATCTTATCCGGAATCATAGTATTATCTTGTTTTACTTCATCCTCCCGTTCTGCTCTTATTAATATTCCTTTATCTTCCGCATACTTGAAATAAGAATTAGCAAAACTCCTAAAACTTTGATTTATCCTATGCCTCAAATTATAAATTAAATCGTTAATAAATTTATCTTCATATTTGATCCCTTTTTTGAATGCAATCCATTTCTTCTCGAATTCTACATCCGACAAATACAATATACCATTAGATACTCCATTCTTTGTTTTGAACAGATGTTTAGACGATATTCTATCTATTGAAAAATTCCACACTTCCGGATTACAAAAGTCCATAAATTTATGAATTGTAGACGCATAAAATTTTAAAGACAATAATCTATAAAACAACTTAGCATACTCTTTTTTATTATTTTTCATATAATATAAAATAGTTATGAGAAGCAATGCCGATGCCTGATCGGAAAATATTTTTCTAGATTCGAACGAAGAAGGAAATCTATTTTTAAATTCAGTAGTAATAGATTTATCTATACCAGTTAGAAATACTATGTCCCTCCATACTTTTGACATTTTCAAATAATAGCACGGAGTTGTCATATTCGAAAATTCTTGTCCAACATATCTAGAAACATAATCTATAAGTCTTTTTTGTTCTATTGGATTATTCTTAGGTATATTTACTTTATCTATAATAGTCATAATTATTATTTAAGTATAATTGTAATAGAATTAGTATCGAAATATATAAGATCAGGAGTAAATACCATTAACTGACTTTCTGTTAAATCGGATACCTCATAATTAAATATTATATCGTGTTTAGGTTTTAGAACCTTACAATTAGAGACTCCATCTACGGATTTTACAATTCTTGTTATTTCGGATATTAATATATTCTTCTGGTATCCAAATTTTTTAAACATATTATTCACTAAAGAATTTTTAATTGTCTCTACTAAAAAAGAATCCGTTCCATGACAATCTATATCAACCCAAACCAATATTTCTAGTTGAATAGGTATGGTTTGGATCGGTTCTATAAATTCGGAACCGTTAAATAAAACTTTATTATCGTCCCTAGTCACATAAAAATAATCGTTAACAACTAATTCTTCAAATATCCATCCAGAGGTATTATAAGACGTTGCTATTGCAACAAAACCTCCTTCCCTATTCCAAGGATTGTCGTCAGAACAAACTGCATATCTCGTACCATCCGGAGGATCTGGAAGAGTACTAGGGTTTGTCAATAATACTGGATTTTTAGTTACAGGATTAAGAGTCATATTTGTCATGGTCCCGGTCGTATTACTGAATTTAAGATTACAAAAATCAGTCAACATTCTATATTTAGTTACATCAAAATCTATTACTTTTGATAATACATAAAAGTTAAACTTACTTTTATTTATATTATCGTAATATCTTTTTAATATAACTGGAACATCATATATACTATACAAAGTCTCTCCGAGATAAACAACATAACTTGACATAAATTGGTCTAAAGTTTTGGTTATTGTAGAATCTACGAAAGATACGTTGATTTCTGTTAGAGTTGGATCATAGTAATAAAAATGAAATTCTAACCGTTGACTCCCCTCAGGTATGTCATTCAATAAAACATAATCATCGAAATCCAAATAAAATTTCTTATTTGCTACGCTATGAGGAAGATTATAAGTTAGTCCGGACCAAGGTAAAATTACTTGACATATTAATTTAGACGCATCTATGGTCTGATCTATTATTTCATAATGTACTTCGAAATAAGATTTATCTTCTTCTGGATTTACAGCTCTTTGTATATAAAAATTTGAATAGGTTGGAAGTATTACTGTATTTGGAGAATAAGATTTAGTAATAGTTACTGGGACCTCCAAATCATCGGAACTATAAAAATATCTAGTATCCAATGTTGTGGGATCTATTTGAATATTAAATAAACTCACATATTCTTCTCCGTCTATAGTAATAATATCATCATTTCGAATGGTATATATATGAGAAATTCCACTAGTTGTATCTGAAGTAGTATCCAATTCCCAGATAGTGTTTCTTAATGGAACTATGTAAGAATCATTATTTACCGTATCATTATAAACCAAATCCGTGAATAAAGAAATTTCGTTTCTTTTCAAATCGCTTCTTTTCAATACATTCATCAATGTTCTTACCGGTATATCTTCTACAACCTGTCCAAAATTATCATAATCATATTTAGTTACTAATCTTTTATTAGTTCCTACCTGAGCTATAGCGGAAGATCTTATATCATCTAATGTAGGAGCGTCTTCTCCATTTATTGAGGGTTCAGAGTTAACAACTTGTGGAGTTATTCTTCTTCTTTGGGTTCCATCCAACAAATCTATTGTATCAGATTTAGTTATGGCTCCTGGTATAACATTTCCTCTAGAACCGTTTGTAAGATGAATATTTATTATACAAGTATCCCCAGCTTCTGGAGATTTTCCATAAATACCATTTCCGAAATATATCCTAACTCCCTTCGATGTCTGTCTTAAAACATAACCATATTCTTCTTGATGTATCAGAGGAATACTAGCATATCTAGTCCAAATTGTCGGAATTGTACTTTTATTTATATTACTGGTAGAAAGTTTTTCTTGTACTGAAGTATTTTCTGTTAGTATCTGAATATCTGAAACAAACGAATCTTTAAAATCTATGTCTTTAGAAAAAAACTCGTACTTCTTTAGGGTAGGTATTTGAAATTCTATTCCTTCTTTATAAATCTCGTATACTTGCGAAGCTGTAACTAAAAAATTTAAATATTGAGTAGTTCCAGATGTTGTTATTTCCCACGGTATTAAAGAAAATGATGTTTCCGATGTTGTAATATCCCCCTGCTGATAAAATTCTCTTATCTCGGCTGTATACTGAGATCCAATTCTAGTTATATTAATCATAATATTATTTAAGAGACTAAAGATAGCATCTCTGGAATAAAACTTAAAAGAATTATTTCTAGATGGATCTGTTGCTCCATATAATTTAATATTAATATAATTCGAAGTAAATTCCAATGGCATTGATAGTAAAACAGATACGCTGGATGGAACTGCAAACTTTGGTTGATATCCCAACATAGCGCTTAAATTAATTACCGATTCTCTTTGTTGAGCTTTTGTTAGAAAAAATTCTTTCCATGCGCTACTATTATAATAAATTAAATCAGCAGTTAATACAGATAGAGTATTTATAAAATACGATAGGAAACTTGTTTTGTTAAAATCGAAGTTCTCTAACTGCATTATTTCCTGAGCATATGTAATGAGTTGTTCTCTTATCTTATCTCTAGATGAATATATTTCTATGTTATTCTCTGAAATCATATTTCCCTCCGAGAATACTAAACATAATCTTTACTTTTTAAATATAAATTAGTAGATGGATCGTATATAGTATCTAAGCTAGAATTTATATTGGAATATCTTTTTTCGAGCATCAATAAAAAAGAAGATTTTGCAAATGTATATATTTTTTTGATGCTATTGTGAAACATATAATAATTTTCTATTTGCTGTTCTAATTCATCCAATCTATATGAAGCAACTTCTAATCTTACTTGATAATATCTGTAATATTCTCCATGATGAGATAAATTTACTCCGCTCACTACATATAGTGGCTTTATCTTTGGAGAATCTGCGTTTATTCCAAAATTCAAATCTACAACATCCCATTCTATTGGTTCAATTCTATAAGTGTAAGGTATTACTATTTGTGTTTTTAAAGAATCTTTATATGTTAATCCCTTTTCTCCAGAATCTTCACTTGGCAATATTTGTTCTACAGAAAAGATTGGAACCATAACTATTTTATCCCACTTAACCCCGGACAATTCCCCAACCCCTAACTTTTCATAGGAACCACCCATTATTTTTTCGCTATCCCATATAGTCTTACTTCTATTTATAGTATAATAATTACAAGGATAGGCTCTATATAATTTCTCGTAATATTGATTGGATGTCCAAAACCAATCATTTATATATGAATAATTTCTGATCCAAGGTTGAATAGACACTAGTCAACCCTCAATAAAGTTTCGTTTATATCTAACGGAACTTTTTTAACCCTTCCATTAGTATTAATTAATAGATTTATTCTAAATCCTTTTTGATTTTTAAAAAATTGTATATTAAAAGTTATATCCACGTCTCCCTTATTTTGATCCACAACTCTTCTTACTTCTTCTGTAATATTAGTTAACGTTATAGTATCAGCCTGTTCGAAAATAAATTTATGTATATTGGAACCCAATTCCGGATCAAATACATAAGAACCTCTTGATATAAATAAATTAGTTATAATCCTACGAATTATAGTCTCGGTACCCTCTAAGAATTTCCAATCTCCGAATGAAGATAAGGACGACCATATATCAGGTATACTATCCTTATCTCCAGGAGATTCTAGGAAAAACCTTTCAAATCCACCAGAATTAGCCATATAAAACTCCTATCCGTTTATTAAAAATTTGTCCTCGATATGAATCTTATCTATCTTTTTCTAGTAGATCTTTTTATTCTACATATATCATTTCGTTGTTTTGTTTTCTGTTTAGTACTTATTTCAGAATTTCTCTCTTCCAACATCTTCTTCTTTTCTTTTTCTATATCATCTTTCCATTTTAAAAGATTTAGGAAAACTGGATATGGCATAGACATTATATCTAAATATTGTTGATGCATTAACTCCATAACAAAAAAGATATCTTCTTCTAACCTATTTTTAGATTTTACTACCTTATCCCAATGTTGATACCACTCGAAAAAATTGGTTGACAATATCAAGTTCCATTTTATTACCAAATCCACAACTTACACAATTCCAATTAGCAGTTAAATCTATACAATATTGACCAAAATTATCTTGATATGCTTTGAAAATCTCCGCCTTATCATCTATAGGAAGTTCTTTATATCCGAACAATATTTCATCTAAATGAACTGCTTCCATTATAGAGCCATCCGGATATCTCTTATAGAGTTTATCTAATACTAAAGTTTCTGATATTAATGTTATTGCTTTAACATCAGCATATGGGGAATTCTTTAATGATTCATCTTCGTGCAACAAAGATGGTTGTCTAATAACAGCTATTACTTTAGAAATCGGAAGTTCTACTTCCAATTTCTTTTCTAAAATAGACATTATACTAGGCTTTTTTGCTTTTTCCTCTATAGAATCTTGAGAATAACCCGATTTTCCTGAAAATCCCGACAATCCTTTTGATTCTATAACCTCGTCTTCGACAAAATTTATATTTTCTTTTTTGAATATATCTTCAATTTGTTTTTTAGATTCATCGTATGCTGTTTTTTTGTTCAATATCTGTTCTTGTTCTACTTTATTTACTACATACTCCATAGTAGGATCTTCTTCTCCTTCTACAACTTTTGCAACCTTATAGCTATTAACAAAACTCGGAGAATATGGATATGGATTACTTTTGAATATATTGGATAGTTGAAATTTTATTTGTTGATCGTTTCCGCATTTTTGACAACTAACTCCAAATTCCTTATCATTTCCAAATGTAGAATTATATACTCCGTATACCAATGCTGTTCTATCTATCAGCGTTGTATTTGCTAAAAAGCTCTTAAAATTATTAATATGATCTGGTTTTTTCGTTATAACTTTCCATATAATATCATTAATTATTGTTGCAGCTTTAGCTGTAGATAATTGAGAATGTCTTAATTCATTAAACTCCGCTACAGTAAGACATCTAACTCCATATTGATCTCCAGTTTGAGGAGTTATTATAGTATAAGTCGGGTAACTAATATTAAATCCTTTGAATGGCATAAAATATTCTCCTATCCTATTTTAATGTTTTTAATTTATCCTAAAAGAAATGACGATTAATATTTTAGAGGGTGTCCATTTATATAGGACACCCTCTTTTTAAACTTTGTAATTTATATTGCCGAGGATGTTCCTTTAATTGATGGAGCCGGAGTTCCTATATCAGGACTCGCATCATCATTCATATAAGTTACAACAGGCTTACCACTAGTAAATGCTCCACTATAAGTAGACGCTAATGCTTGACATTGCTTTCTTGTAAAACCTTCATGGTATAAAACATCTACGCTAAAATCTATATCCAATTCTAGTTTATCTATAGCTGTTAAATCGTGACCAAACATATCCGTTGGATCTTTAGTTGGAAACATTCCGGTTGCTAAACTATGATAACTAACCGAAAATCCGTCTGGTTTTGTTGTCCAATAATACATAGACGCACTTATATCCGATTTTGTAGGAGTTTTTCCAGTAACACTAGGAACGGCTCTAGTTACACCAGCTCTATAATCTCCAATCATTTTAACCCACGCATGGATAATAGAATGAACTGGGGTACCAGACATTTCCCAGAATTTTAGAGTAATAGTATTATCCCAATCTACGTTAGTTGGATAAAACCATCTAATCCCACCAAGACCCTGAAATTCTGCTTTATTCACAGTTGCTCCAGGAATAGTTACTGATGTTACTAACGATTCTAGTACATTAGTTACACTATCATACTGTGTAGCAACTTCGGATAATACAGTATCCAAGTTAGGAAAATGTTGAAATTTAATAAAATGATATCCTGTTATATATGGATCTACAGCTACATCCGAATTATTCGAACCCCATCTTCTACTGAATCTGTTATTTCCAGACAGTACTGTACCATTAAATGCGTTTGGCGCATAATTACTTGCCATATTCTTTTCTCCTTTAAATATACAATTTTAAATTTATCCTGTTAATTATAAAAAACGAGGGGAATCATAGATAGATTCCCCTCTCTACCCAAACATTATTACTTAATAAAGAAATTGAGATAAATCTGTTCTATAACTTTTGTAGGAACTAAAGTTATATTAACATGTATCTGCTTGGCCTTTAATTCATATTCGGTTGCACCAACTTCAACGTTAAAGCTTCTTAAACCTCTTCGACCTTGTATAACTTTCAGAAAGCTAGTAACTTGAGCACTAATTGCATCCCAAACTTGAGCATCGTTTAGTTCAAAAATATAAAACTGACAGAACTGTTCTATAGCTTTTTGACAATACAATACTAGACGAACAACATTTAAATCTTGTAGAGCCGTTGGTCGTCTCTGCGATGTCAATTGTCCAAATACAGTATCTCCGAGATCTGCAAATCTAACAATTGGATTTAGCTGAACTAAATAAAGTCTATCGCGTTGAGATAAATTAGGACTATATCTAAGTTCGTCAATATTAGAAATTGCAGCTCTATTAAATCCAGCTGGAGCATACCAAATTTCACCAACTTTATCGTTATACGGAATTATTCTAGCCATATGAGCTACAGGAGTAATCCATATATCTCTTCCAGTATATTCGTCAAATACCTTTGTATATCCCTCGTAAATAGCAACTCTATAGGTATTCAACCCATTTGTTTTTTTGTCTGCAACAGGAGAAACTCCACCAATAGCTCTACCTGCTCTATTAGCTAAAGCTGCATCCAATTTTGAGTTATCGAAATTATCTATTATACCCACACAATCGCCTCTACGCTCACATAGTTTAGCAAGAGCACTCTTTACAGCAGTCGAAGGATAACCACCATCGAATGCTACCGTGAAAAACGTTATCTCTTTATCTAAAACTTCATTTACATAGAGATTTTCACTCGGATCCGATTGATTAGTATTTAAAGTCCCATTATAAGCCCTAATCATCAAAGCTTTTGCCCCGTCATCCTCAGTAGTTACAATATTACCATCCGAATCTATTAAAGACCCATCTCTACCATCTCTTAAAGCTATTCCACTAGTAACTGCTTCAAATGGTTGTGAGAAGTCAGCTCTGTTGTCTATAGCCCATTTACATTGTTCCGCGCTAGCTAGACATCTTATATATCTGGAATTTCTATTAATAACATCTTCTATCCACATAGAATCCCCAGAATTATCCAAAGTCTTGGAATTAAATGAAATCTCAAATCTTTCTATTTCTTGGAAATCTGGAACAAACCCTACGACTACATTATCCTCATTCACACTATCCGTTTTAGTACTCTGTTTAATTAATACAGATACTTCATAAATAGCATCTTCTTCTTGTTTATAGTTATAATCTGGAAGAACATAACCCAAAACAACTCCATCCTCTAAAGCATCATATTCGGTTTTACTGATTATATTAATTAAAGTTCCGATTAAGTTACCTGGAAATTTATATGTTACTGGATCTGTATTCAGTCTGGCTCCATCGGATTTAAAGAATGGTGCTTTTCCTGGCATCTCTATATTAATCAAAAACTTATCGTTATTAGACGGAGTCAGGATTTCAGTAGAATCTGAACCATACCAAGCCCCTCTTCCTATCGTATAGAATGCGCACAAACCGTTGTACAATTCGGAGTCAAAATCGGCTAATTTACTAGAGATGGCATCTTTATTTTTCATAGAACCATCAACAACCCAGTCAGTATAAACATCAGCTGTAGTATCGTCTAAACCACCAGTAACAGATGCGTCTGTTAATAAAAATAAAGTTGGGAATGTGGCGTCTGTTGGCAATACTCTCATTACGTACAAATTATCTGATTGTTCCAAAAATGCAGCTGCAACATAAGGACCAGATCCCCAATCTTTTCCAACATAATTAATATTAGGTTCACCAAAATCTTTGTAGAAATCTACTGAATTTGTGTATATCAAAGTATTGTCTGGGCCCTGCTCGCAAAAGAACGGAATAAATCCTATAGTAGAAGGTACACTTCTAACATACTCGCTTAAATCTATTATTTTACTAAAAACTCCTGGCGAAACATATTGTGTTGCTACCATGTTAACAATCCTCCTAAATTTATCATATTACCGAATGTATTTAAATTTCTGTTAAATTCGGATCATATTTACAATTTGTCCTGAATAATTTTCGACATTTTTCAATAAAATTTATTATATATATTAAATACTGATGAAAGATTTTAATTTTTTCAGGAGGATTTTAATTATGAAAGTGTACACAATATCTGGGAAAAATATGGAGGTTTTGAACCAATTAAAAATTGATAAGAGTAGTAAATTTGACAATTATCAATATTTGGTTTTGGGAGGAAAGAGACAAAAAAAAGAGAGAACTCTGGTGAAAATAACAGTAGGTCAGAATGACCTATCGATGGTTGAAAATGGGTTTATAAAATCTTCAACAGAGATAAATTGGGGAAAAAAACATTTACCGTTTATTGTAAGACCTAAAGAGGAAAGAAATGGATGTATTTTCTTTCTTGATTATATTAACGGAAAAAGGACAGACAATAATATAAAAATAAAAATATTGTCAAGTAATTCAAAATTTATAAAACTATTAGGAGTGAATGTATGCGATGATGAACAATTTGGAGAGGCTCTTCCGCATATTCAAGCTTTCGGTAGAATTATGAAAGGAGACATTCTCGCTTTTCAAAGAGGAAATGGTGTGGATATTAAAACTATCGTAATAGAATTTTCCAAAGAAATCGTTTTAAATACCATTCCAGGAATAATACAAGATTCGACTTTTTACACAGTATTCGAAAATAATGTCGGAGAACCCAGATTCATACAAAAACGATCCCTGTAATTTATATAATAAAATTTTCTATTTAAAAAAGGAATACTAAACAATTATGAAAAATTATCTTTTTTCGTATAGATCGATATGGTGTTTAAAAAAGAGAATATATCATCTGTCTCTTTTTGATAATTCCATTAAAGAGTTAGGATGTATAAATAATTCTCATATACAGACGTATAACCAGAAAAAACAAACTACATTAAGAGAAAACGTAAATAATACAATTTCTCAGATAATAGAATATGCTAAACCATATAACTCAAAGGTATTGATTGGATTCGAGTTGCCATTGAGATTATTAGAGGATACGTATGGAAAGAGCATACAAGTCGCTTTCCTATCTAAAGAAACCGCAGAATATTTTACAAAAACCGCCATAGAATATTTAAAAACAGCACAAGAAAGAAGAAAAGAATTTATTTTAGAATTAATGGGTTTATTAATGGAAAGCGGATATCCGATAAGTCCATATGAGCTAAAAGAAAGGACTGTCAAAAAAATTTATGAATATGATTTTCTTGATATAGCCGACCAACTAGTATTAAATCATCCGGATCGGTTCAGCGATGAAAAAGAACCGATAAATCTTATAAATAATACCGCTTCCACGATAAAAATAAAAGAAGATTGGGTATTTAATTTTATAAATACAATCGAGAAGGAAGATGAATGTTATCTTCTGGATCCTGAAAATAACCCAGGATTTATAGAAGACTATCATCCTTTTTGTGGGATAATTACAAACCCACAAACTCCTCAAAATATAATTGAAAAAGCCCGAAAATTAAATTGGAAAATTCTTCCAGGAAAGAGAGAAAAAATTTCCTATAGAATAAGGTATACTTAAAGGAGGGGGATCAATTGAGAATTAAAATACTTTGTACAATATTAGTTTTACTAATTTACATGTCTATAGGATCTATTATTTACGATATATTGTATACATATGAATCTACTTATTCCCCATCACAGATAAAAGACATAAATTTATTTATTATAATTAAATCATTAAATAGAGGAGTATTAGAAAATTTAATATCAACATCATTTTCAATTATATTATTTTGTTTGTGGTGGAGAGAAATATGGAATTTTTCAGAATCAATAAAACAAAAACTTCTTGTAATGTGGAAAGATCTCTGATTATATATCTCACAAAAGTAATCAAATCTAAACTCTACAAAAGATAGTACAAGTCAATATTAAACTAGAAAATAACGCTGGAATTATTCCAGCGTTATTTTTTACTAATTTTTAGAAAAATACATACCAATTAAATACTAATTCTACCTGGTTGTCTTTTCTCATAGTTGGAAAGGTTACTCTGGCAAACATCTCTACTTTAGTAGGAACTGGACTTATTGTGTTTCTATCTGCAAAAAATAAACCCGCTTCATTTATTTCTTGATATGAATCAGGATCAGGAATTCCGGAATCATTATTAGCTTCATCGGCTGTTAATGTAGTTACTATTTTAGCTATTATTCTTCTATCATTCGGAGAAGAAAGTCCGATAGAGGATATATCATCATCCAAAGTAAATTCCGGATATCCAGAATCGAATTTATGATATTCCTTCCCACCAACAGTTACATAGTTCATACCAGACTCTATAACACCATGAGAAGATAATGCTGTGTCTTTTAAAGATGGAGAAGTTGGGGTTAATGGATGTCCAGAAGGAGCCCCACCAGTCCCTATTGCAAACCAAGATATAAACAAATCTTTATACGGATATACCTCATCATAATTCTTATCAAACGCTCTCTGTATTAACCATCTCCTCCCCCTATATACTACCAAATTAGAGATATCCGATAATAAATATAACTTAGTATCTCCAACTTTTCTCTCAAAAATCTGAACCTTTCCTAGTATAGGTTTATCCGAAACAGATCCATTAGAAAACCTATCAACTACAATTTGTCTATCTTCGAACGTAAGTTCTTTCTTCATAACATTCATATCAATCTCCATTATTTTTTAATTAGCAATTCTTAATTCTATTTCTATACTATCTAAAATTGTAGATGAATCATAGAAAGATCCCCTTCCTGGGGCCTGATCTCCTATATATCTAACAACTTTTTTGTAATCTTTTACTTCTTCCAATTGAGAGTTTTCTAACCTATCAAAGATTCCGATTTGGTTTTCAAAAGAATATATTCTTACTCTATATGGTTTCCAAAAATCTATAACTTTCTTATAACTTTCATAAGCATAAGAATTGAATAAGAAAAATACAAATGGAATATCTATTATTTTAGCATAATCAATTAAATAATTTTCCAAACTAATAAGTATATCTCCAAATATTTCATTTATCATACTTGAAGATATATAATCGTCCAATTTTTCTTTTAAATCCGGATTTAATATAGATAGATACAATTCAGGATCATATAATGTATGAAGAACATATTCCTTTCCAGATTTATTTATCTCCGTCTGAAATGCCTGTCTTCTAGCAGCATATTTAGAATCCCTATTAGTTCTAGTAAATAATTCTGGAGTAGAGAAATCTGTATATCCATCCCATTCCTCATATATTTTAGCATATATACCAGTATCTGTTATTATATTATCTTTAACCCCATCGACCTCTTTATCAAGAGGAGAATATATTCCATTATAATAAACATATCTCTCGTCAGTAGTATCATTAATAGAATTCCATATATACGATATAATTAACATACATTCCCATAAAGAATAAGAGCCAGAAAATCCTGCTAAAGTTACGGGTCTATTTAACTTACCTCTCTTTGTCTGATCCAATAATGTAGAAGGTATTTCAAACCCAAAATTTATCCATGTAACCCCATTATATACCCAATGAGTCCCAGTATTTTCATTATATATGATTTCATTTGTATTAGGACGCCCAAATTTCCACCCATAAACAGTATCATATTTGGCATAATAACCAACATAATTTCTAAATAGATCTATTGGGTATATTCCTATTATATAAGTACTTCCGGAAACACAACCAATAGTATTATTTATAAATCCCTTAACAATAGTTCCATCAAATGTTTTATTTTTAGTATAATTTAATACATATTTTAAAAAAAATTCATAAGTCTCCTGGATCCATTCTTGTATTATTGCAATTCCTGGACGTATCCTCATAACGTCAAATGAACTTCTTATTGTTATATATGGAGTTATAGATGGAAGTCTTATGTTTGTAGTACTATAAGACGATAAAATATCTGATTCTCTTTGATACCAATGGATATCGCTAAATGCTTCATAAAAATCATTCCAGTATATTTTTCTGATATAATCGTCATTAGTAAAAGATTCTTCTGGATATACTGGCTTCGATTGAAAGTATAATCTATCAGTATTCAATTCTTTTTTTAGCCACCATTCCATAATAACCACATCATTGAGTCCAAAATATTTCAAAGATTCTCCGAATACATATGGAGT